CTAGAGCAATTAGAGGACTAAAATGGGCATTTTAAGGTCATATAACTGCAAAAAACACGGATATTTTGATGCTTGGGAGGCTGAATGCCCCCACGGATGCAAAAATGTGGTGCAAGTGTTTTTAAAACCGTTTTCAATTAAATCGGGCCGCACCAAGCACGCAGACTCAACTTTAAAGGGTTTGGCGCGGGATTTTGGCATGACTAACATCCAATCGACCCGTGAAGGCGAGGCGCAGAAGGGTTATCACACCCGTAACAATAAACCTGTGGAAAAGAACAAAGGCCACGAGGCGGTCAATCAGGTCATGTGGGGCGGCGGTGGCCGGTTTAACATGTCTAGCGCTTTGGCTGGGAAAGCTGTACAATCCGGCAATGGCGAACCGGCTGGCTTTGATCCCAAGAACCTTGGCAATCTGACTGGTCCTCGCGCTGCAAGCTACCAGGCCGACCCACAGGGATTAAAGATCAATGCGGATTCCTAATAAAGAAGACGAGCGCGAGTATTTCTATAACGACCTAATTAACAAGTGCGATGTCTCCAAGCCAGAGCGTCAGGGCGATTACTCGTCCTTGCGCTCTTACTTTTTGTTTGGCGCTGGCCCAGAAGAGTCGCCGGCACCGTTCAACAAGATCGGTTCGCACATCGATCAGCTCACCTCGTTTCTTTATTCGGCTGAAACTACGCGTTTTAACATTTCGCTTGGCGCGGGGGTTGATGAGATCCAACACCGTTACTTGCCGTCTTTGACGCAAGCCTTGCATGACGAGTGGAACAACTCGAATGCCGACCAAGTATTTGCCACGGCTTTGAATTGGGCGTTGGTGTTCAACACGACGTTTATTAAGCTGATGCCGTTCAACAACTCGATTCATCCGTACCTTGTTGACCCCGGTTCAATCGGTGTGCTGCGCGAGGACGTGCCTTATACAGACCGTCAACAAGCCCTCACCATGACATATTACATGACAAAACAAGACCTGTGGGCGCGTCTGTATAACCATCCTAAACGCGACTCTATTTTGTCCCGTGTCACCACGGCTAACTATGAGCCAACCCATATTCCTGAAGGCATTGACCGAATTGTCATGTCTCAAACCAATCCTACCCTGTACGGTACGGTTAACTTGGATCTCTACGGTTATAACCGGATGAAAGCTCGTATCGCAGAAGATACGATTGAGATGACTGAGTTGTACGTTTGGAACGACGAGACGCAAGATTACCAAGTAGTTACAAAGGCTTCGCCAGATGTCATTATTTATGACCGGCCTAACGAGCAGTTGTTTTTAAAGGGTGAGCTGCCGTTTGTTCAGATTACACCTAACCCACAATACGATTATTACTGGGGACAATCCGAAGTTTCCAAGCTGATTTACCTTCAGCAGATGCGTAATCGGCGCATGACGGAAATCTTGGATCTGTTGTCCAAACAAGTTAACCCACCGACGGCCCTAACCGGCTTTACGGGCATCTTAGATGAAAAGAACTTTGCGCTAAACCGTGCGGGTGGCTTGTTGTCGTCTGATATGCCTAATGCCAAGGCAGAACGTCTGGCACCCAATATTCCGCAAGATTTATACGCACAGCTTAAAGAAATTGACCAGATGTTTGAAGAAACGTCCGGTATATCGTCTGTTTTGTCTGGTAAAGGAGAACAAGGCGTTCGTTCCGCTGGTCATGCGTCTCAGCTTGCGCGTCTCGGATCTTCGCGTGCCAAAAAACGTGCTTTGGTTGTTGAAGATTCTTTGGAAAAAATGGCAACTTTGTATCTCAAGCTGATGCAGGCTTATGATCCATCGGTTCTTAAAGACACAGAAGGTGGCAAGTTTATCCCTGCTCAGTTCACTAAAGACTATGTGGTCAAGGTAGACGCGCACTCGAACAGCCCTATTTTTATGGAAGATTTGCGGTCATTGGCTTTCAACTTGTTTAAAGCTGGCGCAATTGACAAAGAAAGCCTGCTTGACTTGCTCGACCCGCCAATGAAGCAACTTCTCAAGCAACGTCTGAAAACTTTAGAAGCCAAAGCTGCGGCAGCTCCACCTCAAGGCGGCGGCGCACCAGCTCCTAAAAAGGCAGGCTAACATGGCAAAAGGTCAAGTAATTAACCCGGTTCGGGGCGATCAGCCGAGGGCTTCAGCAGGCTCCTTGTCTCGCGACCCAAAACCCGTTACAATGGATTACAGAATTAGTGGTATGCGGTCTGCTGCGCCACGCACAACATCTAGTAGGTCATATACAAGAGGCTAATCATGGCGTATAAATCAGTTAAGCGCTCCCGTCGGGGCAAGCGCAAGTAAGTTGGGGACGTTCACTCTAGGTACAGGAGCGCTAAATGCGTAAGAAGGCTCGTAAGTCGAAGCGTTGATTAACGCTTTTCACAATTCCCCCTCACTCAAATATAGGAGCGCATCATGCGTCGCAAGGCTCGTAAGGCACGTCGCTAACTAACAAACGGGATAGACCCGTTTCTTAGGCGACTTCCCTGACGGGGGGGAAGCCGAAAATACCCCGTCACTTATTCTAAGGATGTAACATGGCAGATAACGCAGACATCATGGCACTTATGCAAGGCACCGGTGGAGCAACTCCCGGTGGCGTTTCCGTTGGTGACGCTCCTCCTTCATCCCCGCCTCCTATGCCTTCGCCTATGTCTACTCCTGAACCTAAAGCTGGTGTTAAAGAAGCCGCTCTCGTCAACGTCTCAATGGCGATGGATTTGATTGAGCAGGCGCTCCCAGCCATCGGTTCCGAAAGCCCAGAAGGGCAAAAGCTCATCAATGCTATCTCGGCATTAACCACCGTTCTCGGCCCTAAGAAGCAAAAGGCCGGTGAGTTACAGAACGCTGAGATTCTTCAGCTTCTTCAAAACCTTCCTCAAGCCGGTGGCGGTACGCCCGGTTCTCGCATGATTGCTGGCGCTCCTCCGAATCTCGGCTTGATGAACCCTCCTGGTGCTCCTCCAATGCCTCCGGGCGGCGGCGCTCCGGCTGGTGCCCCTCCTGCAATGCCTCCAATGTAAGGAAACAAACATGGAACTCTTTAAGCCACGGGGCGCATCGGCACCCCGCAATGCAACAACCGACAAGCAGGTTAACGGTCAAGTCGTTAACACGCCTCGTTTCTCCCAGCTTGGTGGCCTTTCCGGCGCATCTAAGATTGGTAGCAAGAACATGATGGCTATCAAGCCACCAGGTGACGGCAAAAAAGTTATTTAAACCGAAGGATAGGGGACAACAATGCCTTCATTAGAAGATCTCACACCAGACGCCCGTGATGAATTAGCGCTTTTGGCCCGTCAATTGGCCGAAAACCCTGATACGCGGGACTCTTTTTTGCGTTTGACGAAGAAAGTTAAGCCAAACTTAACAATCGACGCAATCGACATTAAAGACCAAGTAGACGCTCGTTTTGCTGAATATGAAGCCCGAAATCAGGTTTTAGAAGGCAAATTGAGGGAAAAAGATGCCCTTGAAGAGCTAGAAAAACGGCGTCAATCTTTGGTTAAGCGTGGAAAAGCAAAGTCAGACGAAGACGTTGCAGAGATTGAAAAGGTTATGCTCGAAAAGGGCATTACAAATCACGACACGGCAGCAGATTACTACGAGTTTATGAAGACATCGGCGACCCCAACGTCGCCGCAAGTGTTTAGTAGGTCGTTCATGAACGAGTCAGCACGCGACACGCTGGCAAAGTTCAGAGTAAACCCTGTTGCAGCGGCTCGTGACGAAGCGGCAAAGGCCTTGACGGAACTGAGGAAGAATCCTCGCCCGATTGGTTTTTGATTGGGGACTTAACAAAGCAAAGGAAGTAAGCGATGGCTATTGGTGGTGGTATAGTACCCGCAACCGGCACTTCGCAGTACAACGAATTAACGTATGTCACACGGCGTGCGTTTATTCCGAAGTTGGTGGTGCAACTCTACAATAGCACCCCGCTTATGGCTGCGCTGATTGCCAATTCTCAGACTGCCACGGGCGGTGTATCGTCCGTTACAGTTCCCGTTCAAGGCGCTCAGTTCGTGAACGCTCAGTGGTCGGATTATTCCGGCTCGTTCAACCAGCCTGCCGTTCAGCAGGGTGCGTTCAACGCTGAGTTCGATCTGAAGCTCATGATTACGCCAGTTCCGTTCCTTGGAATGGAAGGCGTTGTACAGCAAGATCATGCGATCATTCCATTGATCGAAGCGCGTATGAACGACGCGACTAACGTGATGATGGACGCTATGTCCTATTCGCTTTACAACAACACATCGAACACTCAGCAGTTCATTGGTCTTCCAGCGGCTGTTGACGATGGCACGACCTCTGGTGCTGGTACCTACGGCAACATCAACCGCTCGACCTACCAATGGTGGCAGTCGAAGGTTTATGCGGCTGGTTCGGTTAACCCAACCCGTCAGAACGTCCTTCAGTATATCTCTGGCACAGTGAAGAAGGGTGCGGAAGTACCAACCTTCGGCGTCTGTGGCTTTGGTACTTGGACGCTTCTTGCACAGGACTATGTTGGTCAGGAACAGTATGTCATCACCCCAGGCTCCGGCTTTGACGGCGATGCAAACGGCCCACAGGCTGCGTTCCGCGCTCTCATGGTTGCTGGCGTTCCTATTTACCCAGAT